TTGCAGGCGTGGTGAATATTATTCTGAAAAAGAAAACAGACGGCACACAATTTAATATCAAGGCAGGCGGAACTAAAGAAGGTGGCGAAAATTTACGTTTACAACTGAGTGGTAGTAAAACTTTAGACAAGCTTAGTCTCGTCTATGGGATTGAACTCAGCGGCCGTGAACCGATATGGGCAGCCGATCGAGATTTTATGAAGAGCCGAACTCGTTTAGGAGAAAAACCAGACACGATTGTGGGTCGTAAAAATGCTGATACTGGTAAATATCTTTCAATTGGTGGATGTCAGGCCTTTAATGGTTTATTTAACGGATCAGTCAATAATATTGGACAAGCAGGGGCGGACAATTGTGCCAGTGGTTTGGCACGGCCAACTTATTGGACGGTTCAGACCCAAAACCGCAGCCAAAATGGTTATCTCGGTTTAGATTATGAGTTAAATGATAAAACTCAATTATTTGCAGATTTTTTGATTGGGGCAAACCAAATTGAAAATAATACCCGTAGTCCGATATGGACTTCTTTAGCTGCAACGAGTGGTTATTTCCTAAATCAAGATTCGGGAAATTATGAAATTTGGAATCGCCGTTTTGCACCTGAAGAATTAGGTGGGGTAGAACGAATAAATAAAAAATGGAAAGAAATTTCTTCTAACTTAAATTTTGGAATTCGAGGCGATATTGGAGAGACGAGCTGGAGTTATGAAGCAGTCTATAATGGTTCCATTTATACTAGTCAGCTAAACCGCCAAGGCTTATTACGTTCGAATGTTGATGAATATTTCTTAGGTCAGCAACTTGGTACAGATGCAGATGGTATTCCTATTTATTCACCTCACTTAGATCGTTTAAGTCGACCACTAACAGCAAGTGAATTTGAAAGTATTTCGGGCACAACAAAAGAAAAAGATAAATCGTGGGCACAAAGTTTAACCTTAAGTGCGAATGGTGATGTATTTAAGTTACCTGCAGGAACGGCCAAACTTGCGACTGTGGCCGAAATTGGGCGTCAAGGTTTTTCGATTAAGCCAGATGAGGCGATCGAAAATGGTGAGTTTTATAATACGAGTTCTAGTGGAGAATATAGTGGTACTCGTACACGCCAAGCACTTGGTGCAGAATTATTCTTACCTTTAGCAAAGCCATTAAATTTAACCTTGTCCGGACGTTATGACCGTTATGCTTTGTCAGATAACAGTATTGATAAGCTAACTTTCGGTTCAGGCCTTGAGTTTAGGCCACATCCGACTTTATTGGTGCGCGGTAACTACGCAACTAGTTTTCGTGCACCAGATATGAACTATCTGTTCTTAAATAAGCAAAAAGGTTATTTCGCAAGTACGACTGACTATTTACGTTGTAGCCAAACGGGACAACCTTTAGATAAATGTAGCTTTAAAGATTACGCACCTGGGGCGAACTACACTTTAACCGGAAACAAAGAGCTGAAACCTGAAGAGGGTAAATCTTATGGTGCAGGGTTTGTTTGGTCGCCAACCAATAAATTTGATATCAGCGTCGATTACTGGGATATCAAAATTGATAATCTTGTGACCAACTTAAGTGCGGACAAAATTCTACGTTTGGAAGCAGATTGTCGTTTAGGCAACCAAGATATTAACTCTGCAGCCTGTATTGATGCATTAGCACGTGTGGAGCGTAACCCTGCAAATGCAGTTGTCGACCCAAATGTGATTAAGAATATAAATATCGTTCCGATTAATGCTGCATCCGACCATACCCGCGGGATTGATTTCACTAGCAGATGGCGCTGGAAAACAGACAGCTTTGGTAACTTTCTCTGGACGATCAATTATAGCCGTGTACTAGAACATGAATATCAACAATCAAAAGATCACGAGAAAGATGACTATTTAAAAGATTTAAGTAGTCTGGATTGGCGTGACCGTTTTAATACCAGTCTCAGCTGGAGCTTTGGTGATTGGGCATCAACAGTATTAGTTAATCGTTATGGCAAAATTCCAAATGGTAACCAAACTGCCTATTTAAGCCCAACGTATTTGGTGAACTGGAGCGGTACTTATCAAATCTCTCCAAAAGCTTCTGCTTCAATCATTATTAATAACTTGTTTGACAAAGTGAAACGAGATGACACAGGCGGTTGGCCGTATTATCCGATAGGATCATATTCACCATTCGGCCGTCAAGGTTGGTTGGAGTTTAACTATAAATTCTAAGAATGATGTATGGATGCAGTGAAGTGGTACAGCATTTGCTGCATCTTTTTATTTAAAACTACAGAGGATAAAACCCCTTATGCTGGTCAAGCCTTCATTTAAAAAAAGATTGTTACTTACAACATTATTATCTTTATCGGCAACACAGATTTTTGCATCGAATAACAGTGAACAAATCCCGATTGGTAAATTACCCGAGTGGGTCGTACCCGAATCTTATGATTTAGATTTTAAGATTGATCCCGCACAAAAAGGCTATACCGGTAAAACTACGATTCATTTAAAGCTGGCTCAAGCCACAGATCACATCTGGATTCATGGTAAATCTTTAACGGTTAAAGATGTGAATATTACATCGGCAGAGGGCGTCAAAACCAAGGCAAAATATGAGCAAGCCTCTGAAATAGATGGGGTGAGTAAAATTAAATTTGCCAAAACCTTGCCCGCAGGACAGTATCAACTCGTTCTAGATTTTAATGCAGCGTATGACCAGCAGCTCGATGGTATTTATAAAATCGAGTTTGAGGGTAAACCTTATGTGATGACGCAAATGGAAGCAATTAGTGCACGCCAGTCATTCCCATCATTTGATGAACCACGTTTTAAAACGCCGTTTAATATTCGTTTGACGATTCCAAGCAAATATTCAGGTTTTGCCAATACCCAACAAACATCTGAGCAAATAGAGAAGTCAGGGTGGAAAACACTCAGTTTTGCACAAACCAAACCACTACCAACATATTTACTTGCATTGGCTGTCGGACCGTGGCAATTACAAAAAGGGCCTGATATTGGAGCAACTTCATGGCGTAAGCAGCCGATCCAGTTACGTGGTATTGCACCTGATACTAAAGCTGAAAAAATGCAGCAAGCCTTATCTGAAACGCCAGCCATTTTAAAAACTTTAGAAGATTATTTTGCCTTTGGTTATCCATTTGACAAGCTCGACTTACTTGCAGCACCAGACTTTGCTGCTGGGGCAATGGAGAACCCGGGGTTAATTACTTTTAGAGACTACTTGATGTTATTAGATAAGGACTCGCCAGTTTTTTTTGTACAGAATTCATTTAATGTCAATGCACATGAGTTGGCGCATCAATGGTTCGGTGATGTCGTCACGATGCCGTGGTGGGATGATTTGTGGCTAAATGAATCTTTTGCCACATGGATGCAAAGTAAAATTACTCAAAAATTACATCCCGAATTTAATGCTGACCTAGAACGTATTACAGACACCGCAGATGCGATGAAAAGTGACAGCTTAGTGAGTGTGCGCCGTATTCGTCAACCTATTTTAAGCAATGCCGATATTCAAACGGCTTTTGATGGCATCACGTATCAAAAAGGTGCGGCTGTTTTAAATATGTTTGAAAGCTATTTAGGCGAAGAAAAATTCAAACAAGGAGTGCGTAATTATATTAATAAGCACCAATATGGTAATGCGACAGCTAATGATTTAATTAGCGCTTTAGCAGAGCAGTCTGGACAAGGTGAGCGCTTTACTAGAGCGATGAAAAGTTTTCTTGATCAACCAGGTGTGCCTTTAATTAACACCGCATTACAGCAAGAAGGCAATAAAGTCTTTTTAAATGTGAAGCAAAGCCGTTATTTACCTGTGGGCTCAAAAGGTGATGCAAGAAGCCTCTGGGGTGTACCGTTATGTGTACGTTATGAAGTTCCAAATGCAGGTAGTAAAGTGCAATGTGAATTGGTAGACCAAGCAGAAGCCAAGATTGAACTCAAAGGTGCCAGCCTTGGCAGTTGGTATATTCCAAATGCAGATGCGGCAGGATACTATCAATTTAGTTTGCCACAGAAAGAATTTACTCGTCTGACTGCTGCTACAGAAAAGCTTTCTAACACTGAACAGTTGGCTTATGCCTATGCAATTTCAGCTGCATTTAACCACGGTGATATTAATTTATTGGCTGTCGTAGATGCTGCGAAGAAATTTGCCAATTCGAATAGCCGACAAATTAGTACAGCGCTGTTTTCCCAGTTAAGTACCATTCATCGTCATGTATTGAAAACAGAAGCTGAACGTGAACGTTTTAGAAAAGTCTTAGCTAATTTATATTTACCTAAATTAAATCAGTTGGGTTATGTCAGCAAAACAGACGAATCAGCTGAAGACAGTTTATGGCGTAGTGAGTTGGTTAGATTTCTTGCTCTAGATATTCAAGTTCCTGAAGTTCGTACCCAACTGTTAAAACAGTCAGATGCTCTATTTGCTCAAAAGCAGCTTAATTTTGCGCAAGTAACACCTGAATTATTGCCAACCATTTTAGCTGTACGTGTACAAGAAAAAGGTCAACCAGCTTTTGACCGATTGTCTGGAGAGTTACAACGCGTGACTCAACCGACACAACGTCTTGCAATACTTACAGCCTTGGGTTCAGCAAATCAAGAAGCAACGCGCCAACAAGCACGTCAGTTGATTTTAAACCCGCGTGTTAAAGTTGGTGAAGTTCGTACCGTGGTCAACTCAATCAATAGTTATGGAGATGAACAAGGTGGCTTATGGTCTTGGTTTAAAGTAAATCATGACGCTGTGTTTGATCGTTTAGGTAAATCTTCAGCTGGGCGTTTCCCTGCAATGTTCAGTGGGGCAGCTTGTACCCAACAACAAGCAGCACAGTTAAATGACTTTTTTGCACCACGAACTAAAGAGTTGGTTGGGGTAGAAAGAGGATTGAAACAAACCAAAGAACGTATTCAACTCTGCGAATCGCTGGTAGCAAAACAAGATGGGTCAATTGTGCAACAGTTAAAGTTGTAATTGATTCAGCCATAAAAAAGCCAACTGATCGTAGTTGGCTTTTTTATTAAGGGTTCTTATCAAATTACTTTAAAAACAATCTATTGACGGCTGACTTATGCGTAGATGTCTAAAAAGTTTTTAAAGATTTGATGGCCATGTTGGCTCAAAATGGATTCAGGATGGAACTGCACGCCTTCAACAGGAAGTGTCTTATGTTTAACGCCCATAATTTCTTCCATTGAGCCATCTGCTTCATTGGTCCAGCATGTTACTTCAAGGCAGTCAGGTAGTGTTTCTTGATCAATGACTAATGAATGATAACGAGTTGCCGAGAATGGGCTAGGAAGATTACTGAAAATACCTTTATTGCTATGGTACATATCAGATAAACGTCCATGCATCACCGTTTTGGCTCTTACAATTTTCCCGCCAAAAGCTTGCCCAATACTTTGATGGCCTAAACACACCCCAAGCAAAGGAATTTTTCCGGCAAAATGATTAATTGCAGGAATTGAAATACCTGCCTCGCTTGGAGAGCAAGGGCCAGGACCAATCACAAGATATTTTGGTTGCCATCGTTCAATATCCTCTAATGTGACTTGATCATTGCGAACTACTTTTACTTCCTGATTCAACTCGCCAAAGTATTGAACGATGTTGTAGGTAAAAGAGTCGTAATTGTCGATCATTAGAAGCATTTTAGATTCAACTCACTAATATATAAAGGGATTTTATTTTGGGGTGATTTTGATACTCAATTTGGTACTCAATATTGAAAAAGTACCTATCTCATTGTATAAAATAAAGCCACCTCAATAGGTGGCTACTTTACCAGATTCTTTTGTGTCTGTAACGACAGATTGCACGTAGGACAATAACCAAAAACTTTTTCGCCCATCCTTGTATGGCCTTTGGTATCTGCCTTCACGAATCCGAGCGTCTAGAGTTTCAGGTTCGATATTGAGCATGTGTGCAAATTCTTCACGACCAACTCGGCGTTCTTCTTTTGACTGAGCAATACGTTCAGCTACAGCAACAATCTTTTCTAGAATGCTAGCCTCTATTTTAACTATTTGTCCCATTTACTCCTCCTTACTTTCCGCTTTCATAAAAGTAATCCAATGTGTGTTACTGCGCTTTCCACTAATGTGGCCAAACAATGGTTTTTGATCTGTGAGCGCTAAAACTTCACTAACTTTGATTTGTGTTTCATTCCATTTGAAAATTAAAACACCACCATTGGCCAACACACGAAAGCATTCTGCAAAACCTTTGCGAATATCTTCGCGCCAATCTTCTGACAACTTCCCGTACTTGGCGGCTAGCCAACTTTGCTTTCCTGCTTTCACCAGGTGAGGAGGGTCAAACACAACTAAAGTAAATTGGCCATCATTAAAAGGCATGTTGCGAAAGTCCATCATCACATCCGGTTCAATCACTAAAGAACGACCATCACACAATGTATGTTCTTCTTTTCTGATATCACCATATACTACATTTGGATTTTGACGATCAAACCACATCATCTTTGAGCCGCAGCATGGATCTAAAATTTGTGCATTCATTCAACTGTCGCTCCTAAATCTAAATACTGCTGCGCCCATTCCTCTGCAATTTCTGAAAGAGTATCTTTCTGCTCTTCCTCATCCATCATTTCCCAGTTTTCTTCTTCGATCCAATCCGATAATTTCCCAAAGTCCTCACGATCGCCATTAGCCACACCAATAGCCAAATGGAAGCGAATTTTTAAATCTTTAAATGCTTTTTCACTCATCCCTCAGCTCCCGATTCAATATCCAACTTCATTGCACCTTCTTCTGGATATTCGGTCATCCAAAAGTAATAGCCTTTTCCACTGTGGCCAACTTCAAAGAATTTAATTGTTAGTTCAGTATCAAGTTGATCTAAATCTTTCTCACCATCTGGATTTACAAATTCGAGAAGGCTTTTTAGTTGATGACCGCTAAGTGTTATGCTCATTGTTCAGCTCCCGATACGTTTGGCACACTATGAAAATGCATCCAATGTGAAGGTGGATCATTTTGATAGTTTGCCCATACGCTATTTAAATCCTCATCAATAGTCATATAGTCTTGTTCTGGGGTGACATCAGGAGCATCTGCCCAACAAATAAGTACCATTATGTCAGTAGGTGGCAATTCATCATTCACGCTAATCCACGTTGGAACTTTGGATTTCATGAAATTCACGGCTTTTTTCCACATTGCCCAACCACTATTTACACGATGGTAAACATCAAAAAGGTCTTCTTCACTTAGATCAGTTTTGACGCCTTCAGCAATATCAAAACAACCAGCATTCATATCAAATTCGAGTACATCTAGATGTCCGGGAATCCAATATTTTTCTTTAAAGAAAGGTAATTGTTCAGACCAAAAAGCTTGTTTTGTTTTTAAATCAATCATTACCTAAGCCCTCAAATATTCTTCTTTAGTCCACTCAACAAACTCTTTATAAAGCTGCTGGGCAGGTTTATTTAATCGGTTGTGATAGTCGGTCGTTATGCGCCGCCAAGCAACTGGTACCGCATAATGCTTTGTTAGAAACATTGCTTGGTCCATGCCTTGCCGGACTATTACGTAGCCCAGCAATTGCAAGTAGTACATAAAACCAAGCATGTGTTTTTGGCTCACTTTCTTGTACTGATCTTTCATGTTAGAAACCGTCCACTAATAAATAATCAGGGGTAGATTCTTGTTGAGTAGGTGTAGGATTCTCTAATTCATAGCGGCGTTTTCTCACATACCCCATTAGCTTCGGTTGAATCTGCGGATCTCGTGCAGCCACGTCTATTTCCAAAGCATCTAGCGTTGTAAGGTCTGGTGCAGTTTGGATTTGAACCATTAAAGAGGGTGGCTCATTAGCAGATGCCTTTTCTTTTTCTAGCTCTTCAAGACGTTTGTGAGTGGCGAGAAGGATAGGCTTCATTTGTTCGTCATCCCATGTGCGGGTATAACGATAAACCGCATTTACTTCTGCAGGTGTTTTTGACTCTTTTACACGCTGTAGAAGAGTATCTAGGGTTTGCTGATATTCTGGATCTACTTTAGGCTCGTTAGTTTCTGGAACTAACAGATCCTCAGATGTGGTGACATTTGTTTGTTCGGTAATAACAATTGTTGGTTGAATTTCTGCAGAAATAACTTCAATAGACTTTTCTGCTTTTGATTTCTTGCCACGCTGTTTCTTTTTTTCATCACCTAAGCGAATAACACTAAAATCGTCACTAACTTCAAAACCTAACGCTTTAGATAGTGCTTTTAATTGAAGCTTGGCGTTTTCTGCATCACGTTGAACAAAGCCGCTATTAATAGATTCAATTAATGCGGTGGTTCTAAAATTCACGACGTAAATAGAAGGCGAATATGTAGTAATTACAAAAACATCCTGTCCTTCCTCATATTCATCAATAGTTAATGGCTTTGTGAATGTAATGCCAGCCAGCTCAATAGTTTCGATTTTGATGCAGAATTCAAAACCCGGTTTACCAAAAACAGAAGCGGGGAATTGATCTAAGTCAGAAAAGTCCAACATGTCTCCAATAGGACGACATAGAACAGTTTTACCTTTTTGAAGTGCTGCAAATGCTTCTTGAGCAGTTAAAATATTTTTCATGCTGTCATCCCCTTTTTAGCTAAGGTTTCAATTTCTTGTTTAACTGCCTTAAGTTTTGCCGCTTCAATTTGGATAAGGGCATCGATACCTAAGTGCTCACAAACTGTTTTTACATCGAGGCCACGTTCAGCTATGAAGTTCTGAAGTTCATCTCTTTGTTGATCTGAGATACCGTTAAATTCTGGTGGACTAATCCAAGTGCCACGTTGCTTATCAAACGTGCAATTCAATGCTTTAGCTCTCATTAACATTGCTTGGCGCATGTTCTGGTAATACATGTGTTCTTTATCAAGCGACTCAGTTAATTGATTAAGGTCACCTGCATGCTCTGCTTCCTCACAGCTTTGTTTCCAGTTTTCTAGCTCTTCTTGGGCTTTAGCTGCTGCAAGTTGTGCAGGCGTTAAGGTGTTAATGTGATCTTTAGCTTGAGTAATCAGGTCAGCCAAGAAAGTAGGGTGTGCTTTAAGATCAGGTACCCATACTTCACCGGTTTCACCGCCTAAAGCACCTGAGTTTTTCGCATGATGTGTAGGCGAAGGTTTGAAATTAATAACGCGGGCATTTTTACCTTCACCAGTAGTAACAGTTGTTAGATAACCCATGACATCTGCGATACGGTAAAGCTCGTTACGGTTTTTACCACCTAGATCTGGGCGGTAAATAATTTGATCACCGTTTTGATCTTCTGATGCGTGTGCAATGAAAACAACATCTTTACCTAAACTGATCAAAGTATTGATGTATTGCTTGAACGTTTGGTTCGCTAAACCTTGAGCCTTTAACTTTAAAGAACCATCTTTTTGACGGTTATTTGCCGTAAGTAACAGATGGGTTTTAATGCATTCGAGCATTGCACCAACGGTATCAATGACAACTGTTTTATATGGTGCTAAGTCCTGCGGCGTAAGGTTTGCAACATCACTCCATTGTTGAACCTGTACAACAGCACCACGACGTAATTCACCAGTACGGTGAGCACCACGGTCAAAGTCAAAAGAAATTGCTTTTTCCGCAGTAAAGCCCATTGATGATTTACCTAAACCCGGATCAGCGTATAGGTACACAATAATTGCTTGAACCAATAAAGTTTGGTCAGCAGTAATAATCGGTAGAGCCATTTTTCTTATCCTCATCTAGAGCCGGTGAAGCCGCGTTTTTGCTTGTAAGCCTTGCGGTCACGGAAAGGGATATTTGTTTCACGCAGTTTTATAGCGAGCTGCTTTCTGCGTTGGAAGTCGATTTCTTGTGTGAGTTCTTTCCAAACTTTTGGATAGTCGGTTTTGAACTTTTTAACGTCCAAAGGCGTCTTAACGGAGTTCTTCACTTTATAAAGAACTGAGCCATTAGCATTAGATGCGTACACTTGCCAGCCAATGCGAACTGAATACAGCCCTTTATCATCACGGCCTAAAAATGACTTGTAGCCGTCGGGGTGCTTTTTGAAATGAGTCATCTTTAAGCCTCCACCAACTTGTTACGTTCGATGAAGCCTTTTAGAAGGTCATTGATGTTGCGGATGTCTTCAAATTCGGTGAAATCGTTATATGACTTACCGTTAATGTCAGTGATTTCATTCACAGTGAGTTGGGTAATATCGACAGCGGTGAATTCAGAACCCGGAACGCCGTAGCTGTCTGGATGAGCTTCAAAATCAAAGCTAACGTTTAAACGGAAGCTATCTAATTTAATTACAGCAACGCCAGAATGTTTACCTGTGATTTTTGCGGTTAAAACCCCGTAAGTACTTGGTTGAGTCTTAGGGGTAAATAGAGAAGGGGCTTCTTTTGTTTGGAAAGCTGGTTGCAATTGGCAAGCAACTAAAGAACCACCAGAGATTGCAAGAGCAGCCATGCTGACAAATGCAAATGAGTTGAAAGGAGGAGCTTTTACGTTCATAATTGATCTCGCATATAGCAAAGCACATCGGACCTGGGGAGGGGCGGTGTGCTTTTTTGTTATCTGGTGAAAATTATTAAACCTTAGATTTAATTTTGATGCAATAGATATTTAAACCTAAGATTGAATTTATTTTAAATTTTAGATTTAATAGACAAAAGAAAACCCACCGTGGTGGTGGGTTGGTCGCTGATTTAACCTGACAAAGGTATTTTTATGAAATTAGATCAGATACTAAATATGCAAATGTTTATTAGCATGGTAACAATACTTGTGAATATTGCCATTTGGTTCACATTTTAAAGAGAGTTCTTATGTGTGAAATAAAGTTGACGAGAGCTGGTCTGTTAATTAGCTTAATACCTCTAATCACCTCAATTGCTTTACTTGTTAAGAGGGTGCTACTGGTGGATATGTCATGAAAATCAAAAACAAACGTATAGTAAATTTTGTGCTTAGTTTTATCTCAATGTGCTCTGTTATCGTTACTCTCATTTTAGTATTGCAACAACACCAGTGACTGCAGCAATTAAGGCCAGCAGCACCCCAACATAAGCAGTCCAATGCGGTTTGCTGGATTTTTTAATCTGTCTTGATGTCAATTCATAGCTTATAGCTTGTAGAAGTGGTGCTGGGATAATTCCGCTTCGGCCTTCACCGCTTAAAAGCATCATTAACTCGTCATCTGAAAGTTGCTTGATTTCTTCTAGCGTTAATTTAACTTTGGGAGGCCTATATTTTTTAGCGGAATCAGGAATAACTACTTTAGGTATCTTATACATATATTCTCTACCGATATGGTTTAAAGCACTGTGTCGGGTCACGGTTTCAATTAAACAAAAAGCTGAATCCGCTTAAATTCTTTATTAGCCTCAATATGACTTCTATAAAATTTATCTTTATCTTCTGAATCAACAAACTCTTTGAATGTGGTTGCTTCAAGAAGTCTGTAAATAAACCTTTCACCTGTTCTAAGCACTACCGTCAACAAGAAGTGTTGATAAAGAACATGGCTGATATTACGGGAGTTAACTTCAATTTTTTGCATATTGTGGATTCCACTTCATTTCCTAATATTCCTCCAACCTTAAACTAATCTTTTTTATTAAATTTCCTGCTGCCCTGAAAACTCAATTCTTGAAATGAAATCAATAGGCAAGGCCAGCTTTTCACCAACAATAGTTTCGAAGTGAATCCATATACCTGCAGCTTCATTTTCAAAATTCACACTGATTATCTTTACTAAGTTGTAAGGCTCCGCAGCCCCCATCATGATGATATTGAAGCGGTGATCTTCACGAACATAAGAAATAAGCATCTGATGAATTGCCATTTGTTCAGTGCTTGTTAGATGCCTGTATTCGTAAAGTTCTGGTGGCATATATTTTTTATTCATTACGAATCTTACCTCATCAACTTCTTCTTATTTACCTTTTCAAGTGCTGTACTTTTCTAGAAAATCATCAACCCAGCCTTGCGCTTGCTCCAAATTACTTATATCTGATAGTTTTAAATTAGTACCTTCAGCTTCATTAAATCCTTCGATTATAGCCTCAAAGATATTTGCTTCATTAATGACCTCACATGCCATTTCAGTAGCGTCATAACTTTGCTTGGCTTTTTTAAGTGAGGCTATTTGTTTTTCAATACCTTCGCCAATTTTACCTAATGCTAATTTGAACTCTTGGCGATTAATCGTTAGCGCAGTTTTGGATTTATTAAGTGTTGCGATCATAATACCCTCTTTTCTTTAAAAATTAATTACTTAGCTCGCCTAAATTTCACCATCATAAGAATGAGAAACATATTTACCAATGATGCCAATATGCTCCAAGTCTTGCGGCTCAACGATCTCTCTTTCATAGCTAGGATTATCACTATCAATAATCAAGGCTCCGTCATATCTACGAGATAATCTTTTGATTTTTAGTTCATCACCATACCTGATTGCATACACCTTTCTGTTCTGAACTTGCTCTAGTCTATTAACAGACTTGTCGATAATTACAACGCTGCCGCTTGGTATCCTTGGTTCCATACTGTCACCATCAACATCCACTTCTACAAGATTTTTAGGTGAAACTTTTTTCTTATGAAACCACTCCATGCGTTGTGCGCATCCCGTCATCCTGGTTGTTGGCTCAAATTCAACCAGTCGGCCATTACCTGCGGAAAACTTGACGTCTACATGCGGAATAATCATAAAAGAATTAGGATCGAGGTCATCCGGTGCTTCCCATGCCATAACTGGCCTATATGCATCAGCATTCTCAGGATTGTCAGCCAACTCGATCATTGATCCAGAACCATCTAGCAACCATCCGGCACTTACTCCAGTTAAAGCCGCTAGCTCTTTCAGGGTTTCCTTACCAATTTTCCCCTTTTTCCAGTTAGATGCAGCTTGAGCTGATAGTCCCAATTTGAGAGATGCTGCTGACCATTTTAGATTTGCATAATCAAGTGCTGCTTGGATGCGTTCAGCTATAGATTCCATAATCATTAATAAAATAAACCTTTGGTTTAAAATTCTATTGGAAATTTAAAAAAATAGAAGCAATCATGGATTGTATTAAAATTAAACCTATGATTTAATTTTGGTGAAATCAATTAAAAGGGAGATTTAACTTTGAATCCCATTAAATATGCTTTTGATGCTGTTGGTGGTCGATCTAAAGCAGCAGCGTTACTAAACCGTACATACATGGCCATGAGCAAGATGGAAAAACGAGGGGTATTACCAAGAACTGAATATACGGGCGAAACCAAATATGCCCAGATACTTGCAATTAATAGCGGTGGAAAGTTTACGGCTGAATGGCTACTTGAGAATGCTAAGCCAGAGTCGTCTATAGCATAACTGACCTCATGAACAAATATCAGTTTAGGAACAACCATGACCAAACAAAAGCCAAGTGCAAAAAAGACGGTGTGCATGCCGACACATTTATCTGAGCCTGTAGCTGAGCATGTGGCAAGGGAAGCATATGAACGAGGCTGGTCTAACAGCCAGTATTTAAGATGGTTAGCCATTCTGGATATGAAGCGTTGTGAAGATGACAAGAATCTTATGTCACAGGTATCTGGAATACCCAGAGAACGTTTTGATTTATATGAACAAAGAAAACAATCCGTTCGGAGAGAACGCAATAAAAAAGCCTGATGGTCAAGATCAGGCTTCTTAATTCACAAATTTAGGAACCCATGAATATGCAAACTAATTTATCAAATCAAACGTCCAAACACAACTTACAAGAGTTTTTAGTGGGTGATGTAGTGGTACTTACTGAAGAGTGCCGTAGTTTTAAATCAAATGATTTGTTTGAAGTTAAAAACAAAACTTTGACCAGGTTGTGGACTATCAAATCAGAGAATCATTTGATTCTGGTTTCTTCAAAAGAAATCCGCACCGCAACAGTCGCCGAACTTAATGCCAAACGCCGACTAACAAGCGCTGAGCAAGCATTAGCGGAGGTGTCATGAACAGCTTTACACAGCAAATCAAAGATTCTCGTCAGCAAAGTGAAATCCAATCTTTTTACGAGCCTGCATTGCGAGTGCTTGGGCACCTATTTGAGGTGAAAAAGCAAAATTTACGTAACAAAGGTTATGACGAAAATAATGCGGCGGTAACCAAAGTTGAATTTTCAGAGGCTATGGCTCGTCAATTTCGCATAACGCAGTGGTTAGCACAACAGATTGTAACCAGCTTAACCAAAGCGTGTTTGGTTGATTCGTTTGGTGGCTATGTTAAGCCAAAGGATGGTGAAAAGTGAGATATGCAGCAAGAAGAAAACAGGATATTTCCGTTTCCACCACACCGCTAGAGGTGGTAATTCCACTGGAACAACCAGTAAAGATCTATTCGGCTAAAGAATTAGCAGCCATGCCGCTTTCAGTTATGAATGCCGCAATTGAGGCTCAGGAAAGATTTTATCAACTTGAAGAATTAACCCATATGGGGGGGCAGGCTATAGCAGTTCGCCGTCTCATGGAGGATGGGCACAAACTAATTCAGGTGAAAGAAAAGTCTCGTATTCGCTACAAAATCAACAACGAATTTATTCCTCCAAGAATTATTCGTCAGTTGGAAATGCGCGGATTAGTGAAGCTTGGAAGGGGTAAGTAATGACTATTATCGCCTCTTCAAAGCCCCTTCGAACACCCTTTAAAGGAGATAAATAACCATGCGTGACTATGGGAAAGTCTCACCACATTTCTGGACGGGAACTACGGGCAAAAAGCTTCGTCAAACACATGAAGGCTTAATTGTCGCTATGTATTTAATGACAAGCCCTCACGCGAACATGCTTGGCTTGTATTACATGCCCCTTTTATATGTTGCTCATGAAACTGGATTGGGCTTTGAAGGGGCTTCTAAGGGGCTTCAAAGAGCCTGTGAAGCGGGGTTTTGTAGCTATGACGAAGCCACGGAGACAGTCTGGGTGCACGAGATGGCACGTTTTCAAGTAGCTGAGTCATTAAAGCCAGCCGATAACCGCTGTAAGAACGTGCAAAAAGAGTATGATTCATTGCCGTCAAGCCCTTATTTATCAAGCTTTTTCGATAAATATGCACAAGCATTTTGTATGACTCAAAAGCGTGGCGAAAACGCCAAAATAGATAGCCCCTTACAAGCCCCTTCAAAGCCCCTTCGAAGCCAGGAACAGGAACAGGAGCAGGAGCAGGAACAAGAAAATACTCACACACAAAACGCGGTTGAAAATTTTTCAGCGGCCGAGGAGTCTTGGAAACCAAATCGTGAACTATTGCTGAATGTTCTTAGGACTTCACAAGTGAGTACACAAGCAGAGCAGGTTTTAAAAATGCCAAATTATGAATTTCATCTTGGCAACTTCAATGCTCACTGGGAAAACAAAATTGATCTCACGGAAAACCAACGAACTCGAAAGTTTGCAACTTGGTTAATTCAGGAATTCACAAAGTCGATAAGACCTAAAAAACAAAACTCACCAATGAAAACTGCACCAGCAAGAGACGTAAACAGTGCTTGGGGTGATGCAAAACAGTATGCACCAGCCACAGATGATATCGATGTAGGGGAGATGCTATGAATGCATTGAGCAAACAATTCAAAACTGAGCTGGTACAAACTAATCAGTTTTGCCCTAAACACAATGAGTTAATGGTTTTACTAATTGGTCGTCCAGTTTGCCAAACATGTGCAAATGAAGCGTATGTGAAATCACAAATTGAACACGCACACCAAGTCAACCTTATGGTACGCGAGAAACATTTTGCCGGAGCAAAACTCCCTGAGCGCCACAAGGAAAGCGGATTTAAAAATTATGTGGTGAGTATTGATCCGCAGAAAGAAGCTAAAGCTGCTTGCCATAAATTTGTTCAAGATTTTAATTCAGGGAAGAAGCGCAATCTGATTATGGTTGGGCGTACAGGAACAGGCAAAACCCATCTTGCATGTGCTATTGCTCGTAACGTTTTAGACAAGCGGAGTTATGTTCGTTACGTCACCTCAGAAGACATGGCAAATGAAATTGCCACTGCATGGACAAAGCCCGATGACAATGAAGCAAATGCAATATTTCGCTTCACGGACTGTGATTTATTGATATTGGATGAATACGGTTTGCACGACCAACACGAGAGTCGATTGCAGCTCGTTCATAAAGTTTTATATGCACGTTATGACGGAAAAAAGCCGACAGTTTTAATTTCAAACATGACGCTTGAATCTACAGAAAAGGCGCAAGGTTTGAAGGAAAACTTAGGGGACCGTTTATGGTCTCGGTTTCAACATGATGGTTTGACAGTAGTTGAGTGTGACTGGGATGACTTGCGTTTTGGTGGGGCAGGATCATGACTAAATTCGAGATTTTAAGCTGTGGCTTACTCATTTCGTGTGTAACAGCAGTACTTTGCGGTGCGGTGGTTTTGTGGTGGTTGGCGCGTAAAGAGCTAGATGAGAAAGGAGCCAGCCATGAAAGCAACTAAATTGATTAGAGATAAAGGACTGCAATACGCGAAGGAAATCGTAGATTCAGCACCCGATAACGCAACTGAATGGAACGAGGGTTATGAGTTCCAATGTGGTCAAAGTGTAGAAATCAGCCCAGCAGATCGTGAGAAGTATTTTGTAGATTTGGTTGAGCTTAAACGTCTGGTGGAGTCTTTGAAAATCATCAACGATTTAGGTGGAGTTGAGAAGCTAACGCCTGCATTCATTACGACAGATAAGCATGTTGGTTACACGCATGTTCGCATGGTGGGAAATGGGAGATTGAGCTTTCTTGATGATTTTTGCGACTTCATTCCAGATGGTTCCATTTCAATTAAGCGTGTGATGACTGCTATCCGCGACCACGAATCAATATACGGAGGCGGTGAATCTCATGCCAACTAGATATAACACAGGCGAGTATAGCTACGATCTTGAATATCACTATGGAGATATGTCAGCAAGCATGGAGATGCTTAGAGCACGTTTAATTGAATTGTTGACTCCTCATCTGTCTGGCCGTTATGTGAAATGGAGAGAAGCATATTTCA